GTATGTCGAGAACCTTTACCCTATCTTCACCAAGCCAAAGCGTATAAAAATTATTGTTGGAGGACGTGGGTCTACTAAATCAACGGGTGTGTCAGACTATGTCGGGGCTAGAGTTTCTAAAGGTGAGCTATGGTGCTGTGCGCGTGAACACCAGAACTCGATTGAGGAATCAGTCCATAGAACAATCCTTGAAGAAATTGAGCGTTTAGGGATAGCAGGGTTTAGCGACACTAAAACAGGAATAACCCACAGTTCCGGCGGACGCATATTCTATCGAGGTTTAGCGCGTAACATAACTTCCATCAAATCTACATTATCAGGCGTTGACGGGCTATGGATTGAAGAGGGAGAGGACGTGACCGAGAATACCTTGCGTGTTCTCACTGCGTCTGTCCGGCTTAATGCAGCGGATGCAGAACGTAAAATCGCTGGCGAAGATGTAAAAATGCCTGAGATTATTATCACTATGAACAGAGGATCTAGGACGGGAGCGGTTGCGAAGCGATGGCTTGCTCGCGCTGAGTCTGAATTGACTAGATGCGGGTATTACGAAGATGATTTAATTATGGTGGTTCAAATGAATTATACCGACATGCCGCCTGCCTGGTTCCTAGCGTCTGGCCTTGAGGACGAGCGCGCAGACGATCACAACCGGTTGTCTCGTGCTGAGTATGACCATAAATGGAAAGGCGCATACTACGACGAGGTTGAAGGGTCTATCATCAAACCTGAGTGGTATGACGCCTGTCTTGATGCGCACAAACTTCCCCACCTAGAAGCCGCTTTCAAACCTCTCGGGGCTAAGATAGCCGCGCATGATCCATTTGACGGGGGCAAGGATGCAGGAGGGTATAGCTTGCGTCATGGCTCAATTATCAAGTCAGTGCAATCGATGCGTACCGGCGAAATAGATCAAGCCTGTGATTGGGCCACAGAGAACGCTATTAAAGATGGTGCCGACTGGTTCGTCTGGGATGGCGACGGCATGGGTACGGGCCTTAAACGCCAAGTACAGCTTGCTTTTAATAACATGGCGATTGAATACCACATGTTTCAAGGGTCTTTGTCAGGGGTAGGCCAAGACAACGCAAGAGATATATATATGTTCAACGAAACTCGCCGTGAGGACGCACCAAAGACGTATGCAGAGACATTCAAGAATAACAGGGCGCAATATTATATAACGTTAGCAAATAGGATGTATAACACATATCGGTGTGTCGAGCGCGGTGAGTACATGGATCCGGATAAAATGATATCATTCGATAGCGATGGGATTGAAAACGAAAGCGTGTTCCGGTCACAGATATGCAGGATACCAAGAAAGCAGAACGGCAACGGTCTTATACAGCTAATGAGCAAGGAGGACATGAAGCGTCTAGGCATTGTCTCGCCAAATGAATCTGACTCTGTTATGATGAGCATGTATACGCCAAACGTGCGTAAGAAAAAGACGAATAAGCCGCCGCGCAATTTGAATTGGATGGGATAGATGAACCTCAAAGCACAAGAACACGCAATAGAACTCGGCGCAGAGATAGTTGAACTCGCCAAGGCTAAGAAGCTGACAGGCGGCCAACGCCTCAGACGCAGCGAAATCATACGTGATATGAAAGAGGGCGGCTGGACGCTTGGCGAGATTTCTCAAGTATTCGGCATGAGAGTTTCCGAAGTCATTAACGTTTAGTTTTCACACATAGGCGCTACCGTTATTAATAATTGACGAGGTGGGAACAGCTACCCCACACGCCCGGCAACGGGTAATTAGGTCTTTCGAGGCTGAAGAGATGCAGGTTGGCAACTGCCGTTGTATTTATTAGGTAGTTTTTATTTAAATCTATACTACACATTCATATAGTAGTTTACATTGACCTGCCGTTCTGTTTAGCGTAAAACGTATATAACAAATTAAAGGTGTATAATGGACAAACTTCTTCTCGAAGCCAAAGAAGCGTATCAAAACTGCGTTGATTACGAGTCAACGCAGCGGGACATGTCCAAGAAAGAGTACGATTTTGCTCGGTTGGGTGAGCAATGGCCTGAGAACGTCCGAAAGGACCGTGAGTCTAAGGGCCGTCCTTGCCTGACAATGAACAAACTGCCAGCGTTTATTCGCCAGGTAGTTAACGACGCTCGGCAGAACAAGCCATCAATCAAAGTTCACCCCGTAGACGATAATGCTGACGTAGAGACTGCAGAAGTCCTTAATGGTCTAATCCGTAACATCGAATACAGGTCCGACGCGGGCGCTGCATATGACACAGCCATTGATTGGGCTGCATCGTGCGGTATCGGTTATTTTCGGGTTAATGTCGATTTTGTATTCCAAGACGCTTTTGACAAGGATATCGTCATTGAGCGGATAATGAACCCGTTCTCTGTCTACGGTGATCCAGATAGTACGGCGGTTGATTCTTCGGACTGGAATAAGGCGTTCATAACTGAATGGGTAACAACTGAATCGTTCAAAGCAGATTACCCTAATGCAGAAGCAGTTGATTGGGATTTCTTAGGCGCTGAAGACCGTCAAGACTGGTTCGAAGAGGACCACGTTCTCATTGCTGAATATTGGAAGCGTGAAGAGGTGTCCGAAACGCTGCTGATGCTGACCGACGGCCAGATTATGCAGAAAGACGTGTATGAGAACGCCAAAGAGATATTTGACTCACTCGATATAACTATTGAGTTCGAGCGCGAGACAAAGAGCTACAAAGTCACGCAATACATAATGAACGGTCAAGAGGTTCTTGAGACTAACGACTGGGCTGGTAAGTATATTCCTATCATCCCTGTTTATGGTGAGGAAACCATAGACGATGGTAAGCGTTACCACCATGGCCTAACTTATCAATCACAAGACGCACAACGCAACTACAACTATTGGCGCACAGCATCGACTGAGCTGGTCGCGCTTGCCCCTAAAGCTCCGTGGGTTGGAGAAGCAGGGGCCTTTGATGCAGACGATAATTGGGCGACAGCGAACACTGATAATCACCAGACATTAGAATACACACCGGGCAAGATGCGGCCGATACGTGAGCCGTTCGCTGGTGTGCCGGCTGGCGCTATTAGTGAATCCATGTCGTCCAGCGACGATATGAAGGGTATTATGGGGATGCAGGACGCTAGTCTGGGCATGGCAGCTAATGAGATTAGCGGCATCGCGATACAAAGACGAAACCAAGAGGGCGACACGTCAACATTCCATTTCCAAGACAACCTTACTCGCGCCATTCGCCACGCTGGACGCATTATTGTTGACCTTATCCCTCACACGTACACCAAGGCTCGTATATTGCGGGTATTAGGTGAGGATGACGAGCCGCTTGAAATTCCAATTAACCAGCCGGTCAGCATGGAAACAGGCCAAGCTGTGGAGAAGGGTGAACAAGAGAAGCTTATAGACGGCGTAGAACGTATCTTTGACCTGACAACAGGCAAATACGATGTTGTTGTTAAAGCAGGTCCGTCGTTCACCACGAAACGCCAAGAGGCTGCAGATCAAATGATGCAGCTTATCACAGCATTCCCTCAAGCCGCGCCATACGTGGGCGACATCATAGCAAAGAATCTAGACTGGCCAGGCGCTGACGAAATTGCTACCCGCCTGAAGTCTCTACTCCCTGCGAACTTACGTGAGGACGAAGAGGACCCAATGGTTGCGCAACTTAAGCAGCAATTACAAATGGCAGAGTCACAGATTAAAACACTAATGGATATGAAGCAGCTTGAACAAGAGCGCATATCCATTGACAGAATGAACGCTGAAACTAAGCAATTCGAAGCCCAAATTAAAAAACGGGGTAGTTTGATAGATGCTTATGAGGCGGACACAGAACGCATGGAAGCCGACGTTAAAACTCAACAAGGCAACGACAAACTAGCCGTTGACTTATTGGATAAAGTTAGCAAGGCCAAGCCTACGTCTGCACCGGGACAGAATCCCGGACTTGACCCACGAAGGATATAAATAATGGAACAGATGGACAGCCAAGCACCGCTTGAATCCATAGCCCCGGTTGATGATGCGCCTGTACAGGATACCGCACCAGCACCAGAACGGCGTTTTGTAGACCCTGATGCCCCAAAAGCAGAGGCAATTGAAGTATCTACGGACCCTGATGACGATCTAGTGGCTATCGTCAACGAAGAAAGCGACGGGCAACCGGATACCGACGAGTCCGAACCTGAGCTTATGGACGTTGAGTATGAGGGTAAAACCTACAAACTCACGGCTGAAATCAAGGATGCTCTAATGCGTCAAGGCGACTACACCAAGAAGACAATGGAAGTAGCTGACCAACGCAAGGCATTCGAGGCGCAACAGACTGAATTCCAAGCGAACGTTAAAGTGCAAGAACAGTTCTTTGAAGAGGCGTCGACAGTACGCCAAATCGATGCACAGCTTGCCCAGTATGAACAAGTCGATTGGAACCAGCTTAGTTATGACGACCCTGTCGAGTTTCAACGGTTGGATTTTCAGCGCCGTCAACTCGTCGAGAACAGAACAAACACAGTCCAGCGAATGATACACGCGCAACAGGAAGTCGCTCAGAAGCAGCATCAAGAGGGTGCCAGGCTGAAAGAGGAAGGGCTCAAAGAGTTAGCGAAGGTCATACCGAACTGGAATGAAGACACAGCCAAAACCATATTTAAGTCAGGCATTGACACTTACGGTTTTAGCAAAGACGAGATGAGTAGCGTTTTAGACCCTCGAATGGTTCGAGTGTTGGACGACGCTCGTCGTTACAGAAACATCGTTGCCAAGTCAAAGAGCAACAAAGCCCCTAAGCCCGCCGAGGCTCAACCTGTCGCTTCTATCAAAGGCAAAAACGCAAAAGCAAGCGTTAACCCTGATAATTTGTCTGTTAAAGCATGGCAAGCATGGCGTGAGAAAGACCTCAAGGCAAAGGGTCGACGTTGACTGACTGGCACATTTTAGGATTAAATTGAAATGGCTAACACACTACTGACCGCGACCGCAGTTACCCGAGAGGCGCTGCGTATTCTTCACCAGAAGCTTAACTTTGTTGGCAAGACAAACCGCCAATACGATGACAGCTTTGCAAAAACAGGCGCTAAGATTGGCGACAGTCTTAAAATCCGCCTACCAAACGAGTACGTCGTTCGAACCGGCGCTGCATTGTCTGCTCAGGACACAACAGAAACATCTGTTGACCTTCAAGTCGCAACCCAAAAGGGCGTTGACTTGAACTTCACTTCTGTTGATCTGACGCTCGACATTGATGACTTCTCGGATCGTATCCTTGAGCCAGCAATGTCAGTGCTTGCCGCTAACGTCGAAGCCGACGCAATGAGCATGTTCAAAGATGTTTATAACCAAGTATCAGACGTCGGCGCATCGATTACGCTTGCTGACGTGCTTAATGGTGCCAAACAACTTACAGACAACCTCGCACCAGTTTCCGAGCGTTGCTTGAACCTTAACACGACTGACAACGTTGACCTCGTGAACGCTGTATCTGGTCTGTTCAACCCTAATACGAACGTGTCTAAGCAATACCGCGAAGGCATGGTTGCTAGCGAGTTTGTCGGTTATAAAGAAGTGTACCAAAACACACTTTGGCCGCAATTCACGTCAGGTACGGATGACGGAACAGGCAACTACCTGATTAACGGCGCGTCTCAAGCGGGCGCTTCTATTACCGTTGACACGGGCGCTGGAACGTTCACGAAAGGCGATATCATCTACATCGCTGGCGTTAACCGTGTTCACCCTGAGACTAAAGCTGACACAGGTCAGTTGCAGTCATTCGTTGTGACAGCGGCAACAGGCACAAGCGCCACGTCGATCGGCATTAGCCCGTCAATCGTGGTTTCTGGTGGGCGTCAAAACGTTGTTGGCTCACCCGCCGACGGCGCTGCGATCCAAAAGCTCGAGAGCGATAAGTCAACGGCAATCGGCGCGAGTGCTGATTACGGTATTTCTTGTGGCTTCCATAAGGACGCTTTCGCATTTGCAACAGCCGATTTGATTATGCCGGACGGTGTCGATTTCGCCGCTCGCGAAGTCATGGACGGCATTTCGATGCGGGCAGTTCGTCAGTATACGATTGCTGATGATAAATTCCCGACTCGTCTTGACATTCTGTACGGCTACAAAACGATTCGCCCACAGTTGGCTTGTCGTTACGGTTTTAACTAGGCCACACGCTGCGGGGAGGGCTTCGGCTCTCCCCAATGCTTTTAGGATAAATTATGTCTAACTACGAAAAAAGAGTGTACAAAGTAATTGACGGAAAACTCACCAAAGCTTGGGACGGCCCAAAGGATGGCTGGTTCTCGGTAAAAGCGGACGCATTCGCTGACGGCGGGCCTGACGTAGCAAAGGAAGCTGCTGAAGAGATCAAAGAATACAAGCCAGCCGGAACGCTATCTTTGAAGAACAAACGCACCAAGAAAGGTTAAATCATGGCAATCACAACCTACGCAGAATTAAAGACGGCATTAGAGACGTATACAGGACGTGCTGACAGTGGGTTTGTGGCGCTTGTCCCTGACTTTATTTCTCAAGCGGAGAACTTTATCAATCGAAAGATCAATTGGAACCCAGGCATTACGGAAGTGTCTGTTTCTTTGTCTCAAGGGTCCGATACGGCGGCATTGCCAGCGGGTTTTCTTGAGATTATCGATATGAAGTATCCTTCGAACGATTTTTTAATGGAACAACTCCCATTGTCGAAGCTCTTAGGGCTGCACGATGACAATGAGATCCGTCCTTATTATTACGCGGTAGCTGATACGTTCCGTTTTGAAGGCCCCTCAGACGCAACCTATGCATTAGACTGTAATTACTACAAGAAGTGGGATATAGCCACTGACGGGACGAACGCGCTCCTCACACAGTATGAAGACCTGTATTTAGATATGAGCCTTTGGCGCGCTTATAAATGGATGCGCAGCCCGGAAGAGGCAGCGACTAACTTCTCCACGGCTTCCGCCATCCTAGCAGACGTAAATCACACATACGGGCGCAACAAGAAGAACGCAGTTTCCACTGTTGATTCTGCCTTGCTGACGAACAACAAGAACGCGTTTAACATTTTCAACGGGTATTGATATGATTCCCTTCGCACAATACACGCCTGACCAGCCTGACTATGAAAACCAAGGCTCGGCATATATAAACAACGTGTTGCCCCGCACAGAAGCGAGCTATGCGCCCTTATCCGGCTTATCGTCTATATCTGGTGTTGTCGGGACGGGTGTTGTTCGTGGCGCTGGTTCGCTTCGAGATAACGACGGCGTTGTTTATAACTTCGCATCCGACGAAAAAGATTTCTTTCTTTTAAACACCGGAACGTGGAATAATGTTTCCGCGTCTGCTGGTGCTTACACGGTCAGTTCAGATTACCCTGTTGAATTCGTTGGATTTGGCGAGCGTTGCATAGCCATTCTAGGCTTGAGCGACGATATGCAGACGTATTTGATGGGTACAGATAGCACGTTTTCACAGTTGAATAGTGATGCACCACGAGCAAGGGTTGGCTCTGTCATTGGCGATTTTGTCATGGTGGGAAATACTTTTGACAGTACATACGGTGGCGTTCCTAACCGTGTGTGGTGGTCTGCATTCAATGACCCGACAGATTGGCCGAGCATTGGATCGTCCGACGCGGCTTCGAAGCAATCAGACTATAATGACATTGCGACAGGCAACACAGTCCAAGCCATTGTTGGTGCAATCGGCGGTACTGACGGCGCAGTTTTCTTAGAGAAAGCTATATACCGCATAGTATACGAAGGCCCGCCAACAATTTTCGGCTTTTATGAAATTGAGCGTGACAGGGGTGCGCACGCTAGGAACTCAGTTGTTAACGTGGGGACAGTAGCATTTTATCTGGACGAGTCAGGTTTCTTTGCGTTTGATGGCACAAAGTCAACGCCAATCGGTGATAGGCGCGTTGATAAGACATTCTTTGCTAACCTTAACCAGACATATATTGACAGAGTTTACGGGTCTGCTGACTCAATTAACAAGATTGTGTTCTGG